AATTCACAGCGTTTTGAATCCATTTTTTCTGCGGCATCCAAATATTGAAGTGCCTCTTCATAGGCACCGATGGCTCGTACTTTGTAATCTGTTATCTTCGTTTCATCTTTTCGTCTCTCTAATAACCTCATACTTTACCCCCTCTTTTCTTTTATCATACCTCAAATTCGACAAAAGAAAAGCACCTATCTCACGACAGGCGCTTTCAAAAAGGAGAAGGAAATACTGATAGCAACTAAAATCATCGGAACGGAAGGACTCGAACCTTCGACACACTGGTTAAAAGCCAGCTGCTCTTACCAACTGAGCTACGTTCCAAGGGGGAGGCAACAAGCTTTCACCTGCTGCCTAGTGGGGTTTGACGTAAGCCGTTGGCTGTATGCCTTTGGCTTCCACTCTATTGTATTACGATACAAGCGATATAAACGATATTTTTACAAAATATTATGCTCTTTTAAGTACTTATCTCTTATATAGAGCCTTGGATAGTCCGGACTGTTGCTATATCCAATCTTTGCAGCGATCCTATCCCACGTCATTCCCTCTATGTAGAACATCCGAAACACATACCGTGCCTGACCATCTTCTATGGATCTTATCCAGTCTTCTACGGCCTTGCACCTTGCTTTCTTGTTATCCAGGATCCTCTGACGGCGATCATGCAGCTTCCAGTCAAAACCAGGAACCGCTTTCGGTTGTGGATAGCCTTTGCGGTAGTCCATAACAACACTGATGCCGATCCCGTTATCCCCTTCCATCATTTCTACCAGTTCCAATTCCAGGACTACGATCTCTTTCTTAAGCTTCCGGTAACTGCTCAGAAGTTTCCTGGTTATCTTTATCTTCGCCAATGGTATCACCTCCTCGTAGTTTCGGATCCGGGCAGAGGCTTGTCCCCACATAGGCCGGCATCCTTGCTGACCAGGTTGTAGGCTTCGGCCCAGTGATCATATCCTTGTCAGCTGCAGCTATGGCACTATGCCTTAACAACTGGTTGGCTTTTCTCTGGGCGTCTGACTTTACTAATCCCATTGTATCCTCTCCCTTCTTACGCATGGTGGCTATCACATACTCCACATTGGGGTTTATTCGTTTCCACATGGCTGGCCTCTCTCAATTCCAGTTTTTCCCAGCTTCATATGCTGCTTTCAACTTTTCAAAATCACATGACTCCATAATATTTGCCATTACTGCAATGGTCATTGTGTTTATTTCGTGCATAGTTTTTCCGAGTTTGATGCCCTGCGGCATTACTGAACTATTACGAATTACCGCAAATAATGCCAGTTTATATTTTTCTTCTTGTGTCATTTTATCCTCCAAATCTTAATTTACCGCCATATAAATGAACGGTAAAAACAGAAACCACATAATATCGTCCACTGTTCTATGCTGAACCTCGCCATATAGCAACAATTCTAGTCCCATCCAAATTAAAGCAAGCATTATCCATGCATATAATGTTTTTACAATCTTATCCATTAGCTTTCCCTTTTCTATAAACTCTCCTGCTGTTCATGCGTCTGCATTAGTAACTTAAGCGCCTGGATGCGCATAAAATACTTGGCATATGTGTATGGCTGATCTCGGATCCAATAATCCCGCATCTGCTCCAATGCTTCCTCATCGCTTTGGATCATGTTTTTCAGGGTTGGAAGGTCATACTCTATAGGCTGCAAGCTGTTCTCCTCTGCCTTTTCCCAATCCTTGTCAGCATCATCTGCACTGGCAATTCTCTTTTCAATCTCTTTATCCATGCATTTCTTAACCTGAGTTGTAAACCGCTCATAAGTGCATATACCAAGATCTTCTGTATCTCGATAAAACTCAATGAGCCCTGCGCAAGCTGCTGCCTCTATTTCTTCTCCAAGATCCAGAGCCTCCGTTTTCTGAACTTCTATCAGATTTCGTCTTACATTTTCTACTGATATGCGTTCAGCATCACCAAACAAATATGTAAATCTTCGTTTTACAAGCAACATTGCTAAACGTTTCAGTAAAGCTTCTTTTGCAGCCGGAAGATCTCCGAAATTATAGCTTTCATCGATTTTCTCTTCATATTCAACCCATTCTGCAAGGTTTTCCGGGTAATGCTTCTCTGGTTGCTCACTGGTAGCAATTTCTTCCGGAAGTATTTGCGATGTCGCAATCTCCGCATCTTCCTCTTCCACCAGCTCCGTAATCGATATTTCCTGACTGATCGGCTTACCTACTGCCGGCTGAGCCACACTTTCAACAGCTTTGGGCTCATCCTCTTCCATACCAAACAGATCCGCAGTTGATGTTTCAAAGCTTTCCGTCCTCTCTTCCGGCATAACACCAGGTATATCTTTTAACTCTGTCTGCCCTGGTATCTCTATGTAAGGTATTTCCTTCGGTCTTGCCATGCTCCGGATTTCCCGGACGGTCATATCCGGTGTGATCTGCTCCAGCTGCTCATCACTCATGCCAAGCATCTCCTGAAGCTGACTCTTGCTGAAGTCCTTAAACCTATCATCTATGAGCGGACTGTTACCGCCCCTGGAAAACCTTGTGTTCCTGGTAATGTATCTGGATGTGGCAGAGGCACTGAGACCAAACCTGTCCATGGCATACTCATTGATGTTCTTATATCCTGCTTCCAGGTACAGTTCATTGTCCCTGATATGCTTCAGGTAAAATCCCGTTGCGATCACACTGCGTACGGCTGACTGCAGGTTGGACCGGATAAATACCTCTGCATCTTCCAGGGATACATCCCGGTACCACTCCGCGTCTGTATGTTTTACCACTTCCGGAGTTTCCGGGACTGTTACATTCTCTTCCATTTTCCTTTCCCCCTTTCTATCTGCGGTCGATCCGCAGGATAAACTCCCGGTTATCCGTATCTTCCACGATAAAGTCATCTCCTGCCTTGCACAGCCTCATATTATCCAACTGTGCGTTACTCATCGTGCACCAGAAGAAGCTCACACGTAAGATGCTCCTCATATAGGCTCTCCTGGCTATGATCTGCTCCTTGTCCATGATCTTTGCATAATACCCGCCGGCTCCATAGTCCACTCTATGCCTTGCCAGTTCTGCCGCCTGCATTTCTTCCCTCTTCTCCATCTGTACCGCCACCTAACTGCAGCCTGTCCGCTGCCATCCTGATCTTATCATCTAATCTCTGTCTGTTCTCCTGCCGGATCCCAGGCGGAAGCGCTTCTACTCGCTTCATCTCCTGGATCTTAGGACCATATGAGTCACGGAAGAACGCACGCTCTGCCATGATGTTTTCACTTCTGCAGATATTCTGCCATCCAATGTTCTTTACCACTGTCCTGCATGGTTCCGGCAGGCTTTCCAGGGCTGCTGTTTCCTGCATGTACCCATAAGCCCTTACTGCTTTCAAAACCATTCCCCAGGCATCATCTGTACTTAAGACTTCCGGATACTCCATCTGGGTACAAAGCCTGCGGATCTCAGCTGCCGAAGGGAAGAAATTACTCGTAGCCATCAACTGCCTTACTGCGTTCTTGCACTGCTCATAGGGAATATCCCCGATCAGTTCATACCAGATATCCATAGATGCCGCGCTCTTTGTGATCTGGTTCCTGCCATAATACTCTTCCATAGTAGCTGCCAGTGTTGCAAACTCCCTTTTATCCATTCTCCGCCCACCTCCTGAGCCGTTCTGCCTTATCATCAACTGATCTTGCCGCTGTCCTTCCTGACTGCGACTGCATATAAAGAGTTTCAAACTTTTCCCGAAACTTCTTGGTACTCCGGATATTCGCTTTCCAGAACTGGTTGGTAACTGCATACTCTAATGCTGCACGGATCTGTTCTGGTGTCCTATGGTCAATACGGAGCATCCTTTCAATGTGGACACACCACTGGGATTTTTCTTCATCCGTTACCGGAACTCTGGATCCTGGGAATCCTTCCAGACAGGAATGGATCAGGGTATTTACACAGATCATCTCAAAAGAATCCGGAGTAAACATGGTTGCTGCTTCTGCTGCAACGCCACTCTCTTTATTTACTTTTATTTCTTTTTCTTTACTTTTCTTTTCTTTACTTTTCTTTATGTCATTTTTCCGGGAATTATCGTTATTCTTCCAGGAATTATCCTCATTTTTCCGGGAAGAATGAAAAGAAGGGTTCACTTTAATAAAGGGTTCCGTTTCATCCGCTTCCAAAAGCCAGAAACCCTTTATTACCACCGGTGTCTTTTTGGCGCGTTCCTTAACTGCCAGCTGATACCGTTTCTGTATTCCGGGTGAGGTGAGGATAGTGTCCGACTTGAAAAGTGTGCTGTCCAGTAGTGACCGTTCAAGCAAGAATGTCAACACCTGCTCTATGAACCCATCTGAGAGATTCAGGTCTGCTGCCAGGATGAACTTAAAATCATCGTTCCATTCCATGTAGTAGCCTTTTTTGTAGATCTCGCAGAGTAAATAGATA